CAGTTCGGGGCTTGCTATTATGGCAAATCAAAAACACCTATATTTACCTGAAAAAAAAGAATCAAAAATTAGCATTACTTTTGCAAGGTACTCAAACAAAGGGGATATAAGTGAAATCATTCGATAATGGCTTGCGTCTATAGACATATAAGGAAAGATACCAATATGCCATTCTATATAGGAATAGGCGTTGACACCAAAAGGGCGTATTCTAAAACTCATAGAAACGCTTATTGGAAGTCAATTGTATCTGCTTGTGACTATGACGTTCACATCTTGTTTGATGACATCGACTATGAATTTGCAAAGCAAAAAGAAATAGAACTCATTAGCCTTTACAAAAGGAAGTCAGATGGCGGAACACTATGTAACATCACATCAGGTGGTGATGGTGTGAGAGGCATCGTTCACAGCGAAGAGGCTAGATTAAAAATGGGTGAGCCTAACAAGGGCAAAACCATATCTCAATGGCATAGACAAAGAATATCAGAGTTCCACACAGGGAAGGTTGTATCAAAAGAGACCAGACAAAAAATGTCAGATAGCGTTTCCGGCGAAAAGAATCACGCTTATGGGAAGACCACATCAGAGGAGACTAAAGAAAAAATGTCCAAATCCCAACCAAAGGGAGAAAACAACAAAGCCTCTAAATTGACAGAATCAAATGTAATCCAAATAAGAAGTCTCCACGTTGGAGGGCAAAGCCAAAGGTCAATAGCAAAACAATTTGGTGTGTGCAAGGCTACAATCCGATGTATAATAAATAGAGAAACTTGGAGATACGTATAAAATGGAAGATATTAAAATTAACATATCGGCTACAGGATTTCCTGATCAGTTCGCCTCTGATCAGGAAAAAGCGTCTGCCGAATACGGGTTGCAAATAGGCGGCGCAATTTCTTACGAATGGTTCCGCAAAGACGGAAACCAATGTAGATACTATGGTCAGTGGAGAGACTTCCACAGGCTCAGACTTTACGCTCGTGGTGAGCAGTCTGTGCAGAAGTACAAGAACGAACTCGCTATCGATGGCGACTTGTCTTACTTGAATTTGGACTGGACACCAGTACCGGTTATCCCAAAGTTTGTGGATATTGTGGTGAACGGGATGTCAGACAGATTATTCAAGGTAAAGGCTTACTCGCAGGACGCATTGTCTCAGGCAAAGCGTAGCAAATACCAAGACATTATCGAATCTCAGATGGTATCAAAGGATATCCTAGAGATTGTTCAACAGCGTACAGGCATTAGCGCATTCACGGTTAACCCCGAGGATCTACCATCTAACGATGAGGAGTTGGCATTGTACATGCAGTTGAAATACAAGCCAGCGATTGAGATTGCAGAAGAGGAAGCCATCAATACCATCCTTGACGAGAACAAGTATCTCGACTTGAGAAAGCGTGTCGACTACGACATGACTGTTATTGGTATCGGTGTAACCAAGCACGAGTTTCTCCCCGGCGCAGGTGTTCAAGTGTCTTACGTAGACCCCGCTAACGTGGTTTACAGTTACACTGAAGACCCATACTTCAAAGATTGCTTCTATTGGGGCGAGATTAAATCATTACCAATTATTGAGTTACTAAAGATAGACCCCACGCTGACCAATGCTGACTTGGAAGAAATTGCCAAGAGCAGTCAGAACTGGTACAACTATTACAACGTGGCTCAGTTCTATCAGAACACCCTATTCTATAGGGACACCACCACTCTCCTTTACTTTAACTATAAAACCACCAAGAAGATTGTTTATAAGAAGAAGTATCTAGAGGGTGGGGGCGTCCGCTACATTGAGAAAGATGACACCTTCAATCCACCAATGGATATGATGGAGGATGGCAAGTTCGAGAGAGTAGAGAAGACCATCGATGTATGGTATGAGGGCGTTATGGTCATGGGTACCAACTACTTATTGAAGTGGGAGATGTCCAAGAACATGGTACGTCCCAAGTCTTCTGTACAGCATGCATTGCCAAACTATGTGGCATGTGCGCCTCGTATGTACAAAGGAACTATTGAGTCTTTGGTTCGCAGAATGATTCCATTCGCTGACTTGATTCAATTGACTCACTTGAAGTTGCAACAAGTAATTGCTCGTACAGTACCTGATGGTGTATTCATTGATGCCGATGGTCTGAACGAAGTTGATTTAGGAACAGGCAATGCCTACAACCCGGAGGATGCATTGAGATTGTACTTCCAAACGGGTAGTGTTATCGGTCGTAGTTATACCCAAGAGGGTGACTTCAACAACGCACGAGTGCCTATCACCCAATTGACATCCAACTCTGGCGCCGCCAAGACGCAGATGCTGATCGCCAACTACAACCACTACATGGATATGTTGCGCACAGTGACCGGCTTGAACGAGGCAAGAGATGCATCCACCCCTGACCCCAACTCATTGGTTGGTCTTCAGAAGTTGGCCGCATTGAATTCAAACACAGCAACTCGCCACATCTTGGATGCTGGCTTATATATATTCAGATCAATCGCAGAAGCATTGACCTACCGCGTTGCGGACATCCTGCAATACGCAGACTTCAAGGACGACTTCATCAGTCGTATCGGAAAGTACAACGTCTCTATCTTGGAGGAAATCAAGGAGTTATACATCTATGACTTTGGTATCTTCTTGGAGATCGCTCCTGACGAAGAGCAGCGCGCGCAGTTGGAAGCCAACATTCAGGTGGCTTTGTCAAAGGGTGACATCAATCTTGAGGATGCAATTGATATCCGCGAGATCAAGAACCTTAAGATGGCAAACCAATTGCTGAAGGTTAAGCGTATGAAGTTGCAAGAGCATAGGGACAAAATGGAAATGATGAAGCAACAGATGGCTGCTCAACAGAACATGGAACTCCAGCAGATGGCTTCTCAATCTGCCATGATGAAGATCGAGGCAGAAGGCCAATCTAAGATGCGTGTCAAGCAGGCTGAGGTGGCCTTTGAGATTGAGCGCATGAAGGCAGAAGCCGGGCTGAAGCAACAGTTGATGGGCGAGGAGTTCAAGTACAACATGGCGATTGCCGGATTGAACAACCAAACATTGACTAGCAGAGAGATGTCCAAGGAAGAAGCCAAGGCAAAGCGGATTAGTCAACAGAACTCGGAGCAATCCAAGTTGATCAATCAGCGCAAGAACGACCTACCGCCAATCAACTTCGAGTCAAATGAAGACTCGCTTGATGGCTTTGATTTGTCGGTGTTCGAGCCTCGCTAAACCATATTCGAAAAAATATATAAATTTGTAAAAAATTAAATCTAATCAAATGGAAATCAAAGTAAGAGAAGTAAGGCCAATCGAAAGTAAAGGCGTACAAGAGTTGGAAGAAGAATTGCTGAACAAGCATGAGGAACAGATACAGGTGCAAGCCGTATCGATGGACCATCAGAGAACTCCCGCGCCGGCTCCTGAGCCAACACCCGAGTTAGAGCCTGAGTTGCAGCCAGAGTCGCAGCCAGAGCCACAACTACAGAGTGCTGAGTTACAGGAGGAAGACGTTCTTTCATATATTAGCAAGCGCTACAATAAACAAATCAACTCATTTGATGAGTTGGTCTCTGAGAGATCCGACGAGCAATTGCCCGAGGACGTATCAGCATACTTGAAGTACCGCAAAGAGACAGGCCGTGGGTTTGAAGACTTCCTCAAGTTGAAAGAAGACTTCGACACAATGGACCCTGACAACATCTTACGCAGTTACTTTAAGTCAACACAGGTTGGTTTGGACGACGAAGATATCGATGTCATGATGGAAGACTACTCATACAATGAGGACTTGGACGATGACTCGACTATCAAGAAAGCCAAACTGGCCAAGAAAAAAATGATTGCAGAAGCCAAGCAATACTTCACTACTCAGAAAGAGAAATACAAAATGCCCCTTGAGTCAAGAACGGCAGACGTTTCTCCCGAAGAAAAAGAGGAGTTGCAGGCATACAAGCAATATATATCGCAGGCGAAAACTATGGAGCAAGAAGCCGAGCGTAAGCGTGATTGGTTTTCAAAGAAAACCGACGAGGTATTTAACAATGAGTTCAAAGGTTTTGAGTTCAAGTTGAATGACCAAGTTGTACGTTTCGCACCGGGGGATGCTGCCGAATTGAAGAAAGCCCAATTGACACCAACAAACTTTATCAATAAGTACTTGGATGAGAGCGGGATGATCAAGGATGCAGCGGGTTATCATAGAGCGTTGGCGGTGGCAATGAACCCCGAAAGGTTTGCCAAGTTCTTTTATGAGCAAGGCATGTCAGCAGCGACAGAGGATGTCAATCGCAAAATTAAGAACATTAATATGAGCGAAAGACAGGCCCCTCAGTCAACGGTGAAAGACGGGTTCCAGGTTAAATCGGTGAACCCTGATTCCGGCAAAGGTTTGAGAATCCGAAGCATGAAAAAAATCTAACTACAACAAAGAAAAATTAAACTACAATGGCAGTTTTATCTACCCCGACCTATCAGTTGCAGCCGAGTGCGCAACAGGTCCCCCTATCTACTAACTACATTACCGACTTCAACTTCTTGAACCAGTATCTTCCTGATACTTACGAGAAAGAATTTGAGCGTTACGGTAATCGTACTATCGCTTCTTTCTTGCGTATGGTTGGCGCTGAAATGCCATCCAACTCAGACATGATCAAATGGGCTGAACAAGGCCGTTTGCACATCAAGTACATCAACTGTACTACCACCGTGTTGTCTAGCGCAGATACTGCGACTTTCACCATCAACGACGTGTTGGTTCCTAACCGTGCTTCTATTGGTTTGACTGCCGGTAGCATCGCATTGCGTGTAGGCCAAACTGTAGTTATCACTCCTAACGTTGCTGGTCCTACCCAGAACAAAGGTATCATCACTGCCGTTAACACTAGTGCTGGCACTATCGATGTTGCTTTCTACGAAGCAGCCGGTATGACCAACGCATCTGCTGGTAACACTTTCACAATCTTCATCTACGGTTCTGAATTCAAAAAAGGAACTAACGGAATGCAAGGTTCTTTGGAAGCAGAAGATGAAATCTTCGACAACAGTCCTATCATCATCAAGGATAAGTACGCGGTATCTGGTTCTGACATGGCTCAGATCGGATGGATCGAGGTTACTACCGAGAATGGTGCATCTGGATTCTTGTGGTACTTGAAGTCTGAGCATGAGACTCGTTTGCGTTTCGAAGACTATTTGGAAACCGCTATGATCGAAGCCGTTCCTGCCGTAAGTGGTTCAGGTGCTGTTGCTGCTGGTTACAAAGGTTCTGAAGGTGTGTTCTACGTAGTAAACGACCGTGGAAACGTATGGGGCGGTGGTAACCCAACCACTTTGGCCGACTTCGATTCTATCGTTTCTCGTTTGGACAAGCAAGGTTCTATCGAAGAGAACGTAATCTTCGTTAACCGTGACTTCAGTTTCGACATCGACGACATGTTGGCTACCTTGAATGGTTTCAACGGTGGTACTGCCGCAAACGGTGCGTCTTTCGGTTTGTTCGACAACGATATCAACATGGCCTTGAACTTGGGCTTCAGTGGTTTCCGTCGTGGTTATGACTTCTACAAGTCTGACTGGAAATACTTGAACGATCCTACCATGCGTGGTGGTTTGACTGCATCTACTACTGGTGCTAGTACTGCCAACGTAATCACTGGTTTGTTGGTACCTGCTGGTTCTACCACAGTATACGACCAAGTGTTGGGTAAGAACGCCAAGCGTCCTTTCTTGCACGTTCGTTACCGCGCAACTGCCACTGAGGATCGTCGTTACAAGACTTGGATCACAGGTTCTGCCGGTGGTGCTGCTACTAGCGACTTGGATGCTATGGAAGTTAACTTCTTGTCTGAGCGTTGTGTATGTACCTTGGGTGCTAATAACTTCGTATTGTTCCGTTACGGTGCCTAATCTGTAATAACACAGACAAGTTGATTTAAATAATCAGGAGGGTGTCAGCAATGGCACTCTCCTTTTTAAAAAGAAAATCTTATCAAATTATATCATGAAACACAACATCGTATCAGTAGACAAGGTCTACAAACTTTTACATTCGTCTCCACTTTCTTTCACTATCCCATCAAGAAGCACACGCAGATTTCCTCTGTTGTGGTTTGATGAGGACAACAACGTCAATCGCCCATTGCGATATGCAGTAAACCAAAAATCCCCATTTGAAGAGGAGCAAGATGGCAACGCCATTGTTGAGCCGATCATCTTCGAGGATGGTATGCTTCGTGTTCCAAAGAACAACCCTGTACTCCAACACTTCCTCCACTACCATCCAATGAATGGTACTGTATTCACAGAGGTTAACTACGAGAAGGATGCACAGAAAGAGGTTGACTTCTTGAACGAAGAGGTTGATGCTTTGATGGAGGCTCGCTCATTGTCAATAGAGCAACTTGAGAATGTCGCTCGAGTTCTATTTGGCAAAGACCCCTCTGTTGTTAGCACAGCGGAATTGAAGAGAGACATTTTGATTTACGCCAAGAGAGACCCAAAGGGATTCTTGAACCTTATTAATGACCCAATGCTCAAGTTGGAATCTAATGTCCACAAGTACTTTGATAGCAAAGTGTTGGCATTTAGAAACGGCAACAAGGAGGTATGGTTTAACATCCCAAGCAACAAGCGCAAGATGATGAACGTACCATTCGGGTCCGATCCATACACTGAAGTGGCTTTGTTCCTCCAAACAGAAGAGGGAATTGACGCCATCAAGTTGCTTGAGAAAAGCATGGAAGTGCAATACTAAACTTTTCTTTTTACCTAAAGAGAGGGGGCAAATGCTCCCTCTTTTTTTTTCTTTATCTTTGCCTTAAGCAACATTATGATCAATGAAGTAAGAAATACCGTACTGTCTATCATCAACAAGAATAACTACGGCTATATATCTCCGTCTGACTTTAACTTATTTGCCAGTCAGGCACAGATGGAATTGTACGAGGAGATGTTCTCTTCTTACAACAAGATCATCACGATGGAGAACAATCGGGTGTCAGGCACAGACTACGCAGACTTGAAAAGAACTTACGAGGAGGCCATGGAGATATTCAACGTGACCAATCCTGTTAGCCATTTCGCTGGTAGCGTATTCTTTCTGCCAAGTTTATCAACCACAGGGGATGCTTACTACATGATGACCAAGGTTATCTGTTATCCGACCGTGCTTGACAGCGGAACCAACACCTCTGTTGTGGCTTTCCAATTGGTTGATAGCGGTGCTACATTCACCACAGCGGGCATTGTCCCCGGGGATTTGATGGTCAATACCACCACATACGCGCAGGCCAATGTAGTAGTGGTATCAAGCAACACCGTGATCCTGTTGGATAACAACATATTTACAACCACTCCTGCCAACTATTTGATTCTGAAAGCATCAGCGGCAGTAGAAGCAGAGAAGGTGACTCAAGCAAAGTCAACTCTTTTGAATACATCCACCCTCACTGCGCCATCAACATTGTTCCCCGCCTACACACAGCAGGCCGAGGTAATGACTGTGATGCCAGTAAGTTACAAGATTCCCGGCCAGGTGATTGCCAACTACTTTAGATACCCATTGGAGCCGAAGTGGACATACATCAGCATCACAGGTGGTGAGCCAGTGTTCGACCAATCACAGCCTGACTATCAAGACTTTGAACTTCCCGAGGACTACCAATACAAGTTGGCTACCAAGATCCTTGAATATGCAGGTATGTCTATCAGAGAGGCTGAAGTAGTTCAATTCGGAATGACTCAGCAAGCACACGAACAGCCTTCATTTAGCGTACAACAATAACAACTATGGCTTATTTATCCGAGTATCAATACTACGAAAAC